TTTCCATCGCCCATGTCCAAGTATTCATAATCATCATCTGCGACAACATCATCGTCATCAATTGATTGGATTGACTCGATTTCATCACCAAGTTTTGCCGTATCCATTTTCAGATCACTCGGAAGCGATTGATGATCATCCGTTCCAAGATAATGATCAACCATATCATTGACAGCATCAGAATTCTTTGGATCAACCTCTTTCATTTGATCAATGAAATTCTTGCCATTTGTCATATCAGACACATCAATTTCAATGGTACCATCATCATTCATACGTCCGATGATGCCTGACAATACAATCTTCAGACGCTTCGGTTCATCAAATCCGCGATTCATCATACCACGAACGGGTGTAGATGTCATCGTCAGATATTGAGCATGATTGTCAACATCTTCCGCATCATCGAAAATTGTTCCTTTTGCAATTGCATCAGAAACACTTTCCATCTGAATCTCAGACACATCTTTTGGATACATCAAATGAATTTCATCATTTCTTGTATATACTCGAATCTCAGAACCTTTATATGAATGCATGATCACATTCTTTTTCCGATTGGGAAAACAGATCTTAGCATATTCAGTAATGGCATCAAGCTTTCCATTCTTAAGAAATGCTTTAACCATATCACGACCAAAACCATTCATTAGCAAACGTCACCACCTTTCTACAATATATTTTATACTGGAGGTATTTTATCATGACAATTCATATCGACATGAACACGCTTTTCATTGTTCAGCTAATCTCAATCGTATTGATTCTCGTTCTTGGTTTTATCGTTATCAAGTTATTGAAACTTGTAAAACGTTTGACCAATCAGTTATCAGATAACAATCGTCTATTGTATTTCAATTTGAAAGATTCCAATCAAATGAAATACAATATGGATGATACATTAGATCGTATCGATCTAATCGAAACAAATGTTTCTCAATTATCATCTGATTTACAAATCAAGATTCAACATGATGAAGAAGAGTCAAAACGAAAAGTATATCCAACTCCTGAATTATCGCGAATGATTGCGGAAACCATTCGTGAGCAAGTAGAAATTGAAATGATATTATCCAAAAATCTAACCGCACCTTCTGGAGAATATGTCGATGAGATTTGTCACCGCGTCATGAAGACGTATCCTAAAATAGAACCAGATTATATTTTGCGAAAATGTCTTTCAGTAATTGAAGTTGAGCTAGCACAATATCGAAGTAGTGAATAATAGAATGATGGCGGGGGAATTCCCCCGCCATCTTCCATTAGGCGTTTGATATTATGCTGCTATCAAATCAGTTACCACCGTTGCTGTCCTTGGTGTAGTAGGTGTTTGCAGCCCATGCAGGTGCGACACCCGTAACGGCAGTGCGTTCACCCTCTTCAGTATCAGCAACATAGTAGGTGCTGTACGTGGTAGCCCAATCAGCAGGCTCGGTCTGAATCGCAGTGCCACCAGTTGCAGAAGTGAAGTAGAACTTCGTGGTGTCAAATGTCGGAGCAACCGCAGTAACAGCGACCATCTCGGTCTGAGCATCGTTCAGCTTGTAGTAGTTACCATAAGTGGTAGCCCAGTCACCAGGCTGGCTCTCAACAAGCGTATAGCCCTCGGTAGGATCAACCGGAGTCGGAGGAGTCGGTTGAATACCACCAACAACACCAGCATTGGAATCCGGCACCAGGACGGAGTTCTTGCAGATGACGCGACCCTGGATACCCTGGATAGCGATCGTCTTGTACTGGGAAGAAGTGGTAACGATGATTGCTGCACCGCCCGGATTCTGTGCATCAGCATATGCTGCATTCTCCGGAGAGTTGGTCAGGTGACGTGCGAAGCGGAGGTGCTTGTAGGAGATGTGGAACTTATCCATCGGATATGCCACGATCTTGAAGAAGTACTCGCGAGAGACGTCGCCTTCCTGTGCACCCTTCTGGTATGCAGGAATGGTGATGTAAGCATCGACACGGTTGGACGAAACGACACGAATCGGAACATCAGTATCGGTCAGGACACCAAATGCATGGTTCATGGTCACGCCACCGATCTCAGTGCTCTTCTGAACAGTCCAAGTGGTGAACTTGTTGAGGAGACGAGCTGCCTTCGGGTTCGCATAGATAACGAAGCCGAGGTTGTCCAGCTTACCGCGATCGCAAAGCTCGTAGATAACGGTTGCGATTGCGTTGTTGATCGCATTGGTTCTGTACTCCCAAGGATCGCCAGCGAAGCTCGGGGAGATAGCAGTCGGATCAAGATCAATGTACTCAGTGCAGGTGTAGGACTCGAGTGCGAACACATCAGTCTCGACACCATCGTACTTATCGAACTCCTCATCGAGGAACTCGAGAATGTACTCGTCTTCGAACATCTCTTGTGCGGTGACAAGCTCTTGAACGAGACGGTTGTAGAGGTTGAAGTTCAGAGAAGCATTTGCTTCTGCAAAGTCCTCAACAGTGAACGGAAGCTGGAAGCGAACGCCGTCAGAGATGAGGAACTTACGGATTTCCGGATACTCACGGAAACCGATGGTGCGGAGGTTGGTCTCGTTGGAGACGTGACCAGAAACATAGATACCAGTGATGGAACCGCAGGAGGTAGCAGTCACAGTACCCTTGATGAAGTCGATGACACCAGAGAGACGATCGGAGACACCAGTAATGGTTTCACCAGTTGCCTTGTTCGTAGTTTCATCAACAACGACCAGCTTCTGGTTATCAGTGATACCACCATTGAGGAACACACCGCCAGTCTGAACGTCGATCTGAATACCACCGTTCGGCAGCTTCACTTTCTTGCCATTGATCTGGACATACTGGATGCCGAAATCATAGGAAAGACGAGTGCGGACATTCGGCTCCATTGTGGTTGCTTCACCAGCATCGTTCAGGAGCCAGTTGAACAGAGAGTACTTCTTGTTCGGAGCAGCCTGGATGGTAGAGAGTGGAAGCACGGTCTTGTCATTGAGACGGAGACCCTTACCAGCATTCCACAGCTTCTTCCACAGCGGCTGACCATCTTCATCCTTCTGGAAGTAGATGGCCGGAGTTTCATACTCTTCACCAGTCTGGTTGTTGACCAGGTACTTGATGAAGATTCTCTGCTCGATGTTCACAGAGGAAGCGGTCTGGACAGGAATGATGTCCTTACCAAGGAAGCGAATGTACTGCTTAATCAGAGCCGGGAAGTCCAGCGTAGAAAGCGGCAGGTAGTTCGCAACGTTGTAAGATTCCTGGATCAGGAAGGACTGCTTAGAAGCATCCCAAGCGTTTTCCAGCTGATCTGCAACCTGCTCGAGGTGAACTCTTTCAGCCTCAGTAGTAACCGGATACTCACGAAGATCCTTAAGAATCGGATCGAGCATGAGGGTCTTGTACTCGAGCATGACTTCCTTGGAGTCCATCATACGCTTTGCATCACGCATGACGTCAACACCAGTCTTATCTTTCATAAGACCAACGACGTTTTCGAAATGCTCGTCAAAAGAATCGCGAAGACCACTAAGTTCAGCAGCGGACGCAGAATTGACAAGATTCTGTTGCTCCTGGAACCAGGTGTTGTGCATATCTGACGTACGTCTGAATGCCATAAGAAAACAACTCCTTTATTTTTTGATTTTTTAATGGAGAGACCTTGTCTCTATCATTCGGAATCTTTCTGAAACTTCTTCAAGACCGAATCGATTTCTTCTTGCAACAAGGTGTACAAACTGTTGAGTTTCTGATAGTAAAGCAGATTCTCACCATAGCTCAGATTCACAAACTTATTCAAGACATAATCTTGAGAATGTGTTAGAGCACGTCTCAACCGATTGATTGGTTTGTCGTTTTGTGCAACGACATCATACGGAAGCAATGGGATGATCGCCTGAAGATTATCTAAGACTTCTTCAATCTCAGAGTTCTTATCAAGCATCTGTTGGTAAAGCTGTTGATTCAAAACATTGTTTGCTTTCTGAGATAATGTATCGGGTTTATCCTCACCATTCTCATCAGATGAAGCATCGCCACCAACATCACCCTCATCACCTCCGGTTTCATCGAAGCTCATATCCTCCATATCGGTTGGCTCTGGAGGAAGATCTGCTCCCATGTCAGCCGGTGGTTGTTCGCCTGTTTGACCTTGTTGCTGATCATCTATAGCGGGCTCAGGTTCATCTGTTGGGGCAAAAGGCTCCACCAGGTCACCTTCAGCTTCCATTATAGCGTAGAACAAGTTCTTTTGCATTCGAAACAATCACCTTCTTTCATTAGTAAACCGATTTGGTATTTGCAAATTTCCGTTTGTTTGCATCCGTAGACATGTTAACCAGCTTTGCACGCATGCGCATGAGTTGGTACAGCTCTTTCTGCTCATCCGGATTTTGCTCCCGACCATAAGCGCTGCGATTCTCCAAATCTTGAATCTTTTTGTCAATGATCTGAATTTCGGTTGCAATCTCGTCATTCGCTTCTCTGCGCAATCTTTCTCTGTCAGCAAGTTTCAAACCTTGTGCTCCAAGGTAAACAAAACCTAATGCTGGAGAGATTGCAGAAAAGATTGCAAACTTACCGGTTTTGAGAGCGATTCTCGCAACTTTAAAGATTGCAGATCTATAAGAAGGATTCTCGACGAGTTCAGCTTTCACACGATCTTCATCACGCTTCACAAAAGAATCGATCAGATTTCGCATCCACTGTTTGGTCCTTCCAATCGGCTTTACAATAGCTTTTGCGGTATTGCCAATTTTTTGTACACCGCGTTTCACTTTCTGTTGTGTGGAAAGTGTGGCTCTGTCGGCATCCATTGCGGTTGTCAACAGATCTCCTTTCGGAGGAGTACCAGCATCCGATTCGACAAATAGGGGCTCTTTAGAATCCAAAAGTGCGAACACTTCCTGGACACTCTTTCCATTAGAAAAAGTATCACCGGATTCCTTAGAATTTGAAGAAGGCCTGGTATTATCATAATTGTTTGATGGTTTATTTTTACCACCCTGATTTGTCCGTTTATTCGAAGAAAGATCATTGTTGTACACTGTTGTGGTTGTGGTCTTTCCAGTTGACAAATCATTTGTTGTAGTATGTGTGGTATTATTGGAATTCGTGTTGTAGGTATTATGTGTGATATTGTAAATCACATGACCTGCACCACCATGGGTTCCAGGTTGAATGGTTCCTTGATAACCTGAACCAAGCATATCCTCAATTGAATCCGCCCCAGGAGTATTCAATCTTGCATTGATGGAATCTGCCAGATCATCAAAATCATTCACTGGAACATCCGGAGGAAGTTGTACATCAATCGGAGATTCATTCGGTTTATCCGGTTGATTCTCATCCTTCTTTGGTTTCTCATCAGAGATCTTGATACGTTCTCTCATGTATGTCGGAATATCACCGGTCTCTTGTTCTTGAATCGATTCATCATCTTCAACTTCTTCTGTTTCTTCAGTCTCTTCAATCTCTTCATCCTCATCTTCATCAGAATCAACAGGATGACCCAAAACCGGTTTTCCATCCCAATCATCCAAATGATCGAGAAGCATCTCGATATTGTTCCAGAAAGGTTTGATGTCAGACTTCAGAATGTTGTCGATTTCGAATGGATTATCCGAGAACATGATAGAACCATCATTGACATTCAGATACAAACATTTGATTTGCTCTTCGATATCATCTGGCATATCCATATCAGGATCATCAAATGGATACCATTCCGCAAACATCAACAGTCCATTCTGAACCATGAGTTTTCCGATCTCAGTATTCTGCAATGCGGCCAGCATCTCGGCAAATGTAAAGACATTACCAAGCATTCCACCAGTATCACACTTAATCAGTTTTCCATGCTTCGGAGGATGATTGATGAATTCAATGAATTCCTTCGGGAGATGTTCACCAAGCTTCTTCTCAATCTGATTGATCTTCTTTCGCTTAGATTTTTCTTTCAATCTGGAAATGAAACCTTCCTGAATCGGTTCAAACAGATTGTAGGATTCACCAATATATCGATCAATCTTAATTGAAGAAACACCCTTGTTGTACAATGCATCACCAATGGAATCAATTTCTTGATAAACAGATTCCATGAATGCATCACAATATTTCATATCAGATGTGGAGAGGTCACCCAGTGACTTCATTGTATCAAATGCATATTCAGAAACAGTTTCAGAAGTATCGACAGTATTGGTGACTTCAGTCTTTTTCTGATACGGATTTGCAGAACGAGAGTTCTGATTGATACGTGCACGAATCTTCTTTACAAAACCATCCTCGCTTGGATATTCACTTTGTTTCACTTCATCCGGAATCAGATTATAAAGAATATCCAGATAGATTCTGGAATCGAAGATATTGAACAACGTAAGAATTGTATTGTTGGAAATCAATCCGCGATCATCATTCACAAGATTCAATTTCAAGAAGTCTTCGATGAAACGAATTGTCCCTTCTTTATCAATCTTGAATGTTGTGAAGATATCATATCTCCCGAATCTCTTGGCTCCGTTATTCTTTCGAATAATCGAAGAATATGATTTTGCATAATCCTTGAATGAAGGATGTTGTGAAACTTTGATGTCCCATTTATTCTTCTTCATTGTGAAGATATTTGCATAAATGAATGGCATCACATTATCTGCAAACATTGTAACATCCGACTCCGGAATAGAAGAAAAATATTCTGCAAGATCATCGGTATTATCGCATGCACGGAGTTTCTTTAATAGTGCATTCACCTTTGATTCAAACTGTCTCGAAATCTTCCATTTCTTATTCTTTGTATCATAAGTGATATGTTCCGGTTTCTTTTCCTTGAAATAGTTCACTGCCGCAGCTTCCTGAACAGTTTCATCGACAACGATTTCACAATTCTGAAGATCGGTGAATGATTGAAAACGTTGGATTTCTGTATCAACCATCATATCTTCCGGAAGTTTGATTTGATCATTATCAAAGATAGACTGAACATAATCGGCTGCATCAAACAGTTTATATTCACCCGGGAATTTTGAAATGGAATCCAATTCAGGAATCGGGATCGGTGCAGTAAACACTTGGATTGCTTCACGATACTGTGATGGAGTTGTGAACAATCCGAATGAATAGATACCATTCAGAAGATTCTCAAACTGATCAAAGTTGGATGCGATGTATTGCAGAACCTTGTAACCAACAAATGCATGAAGATGATCCTGTGATACTTGATCAGAACCATTCAGAATTGCAAACCACGGATCATTCTGTGCAGTTGCAAGTAATTCATCTGCAGCTTCCTGAACAGAGTCACCTTCAGTATCATTCAAAGCATCAAGCACGTCATCGCAGAACTTGTACAGTACTTCCATACATGCTTCAACTTCTGCTTTGACAGTCGGGATACCACCTTCAACTTTTTCAAAAAAGTCGACTCTATCATTATCGACGGATTGATCCATCCAGAATTTGAACTTTGCGTAATAGGCATTCAATGTCTTGAATGCATCATCGTAAATGTTCGGGAATTTCTGATACAACGGTGACGGTGCTGCCATACAATCCGCAATGCGATCACATGTTGTTTTCAAGAAATCAATGAAATCAAATAGTGTGCTACCAGCATCATATTCAAAGTTTTCTGGATCCCATGGATCTGGATATGATGTATCGGTTTCGCCACGGAAACGAGCACCATACCAGTTCACATATGTATCCAGTAAATCAAACAGCTTCTGATCAACCGGCGTATTCTTTTCGTACTTCTTCCGTCTCATATGCCATTTGATATCGGATATGATTGACAATAATGCGCCAACCGCAAGTGTTCCAACGAACAATGTTTTGATGACACCTTCTTGCTTAAACTCCGGCTTTTCACCGATCTTTGCACGAAGACCATTCAATGCATCCATTGCTTTTTGTGGATTATCCACCCATTCTGGCTCAATATTATTTAACCATGAAATTGTGCGCGTGATAATCCTATCCAATTGGAACTCATCGTTCACAACCGGAAACGCTTTTGTCTTGAAACTTGATGCAAAGAATTTGTTCATTGAATCAATTGCAACTTTGATATTGTCAAAGTATGTTTTCTTGATGACAATTTGCATATGGATTTACTCCTTTCAAAAATATTACATGAACACTATTAATGAATTATGGGGCGCATATGCGCCCCATAATCATATTCATAATTCATGGTTAATCTTCTGTCGAATTATTTATGCATTCAAAACGTCACGTTTGATTTCTTTCATCGTGTCTTTTTTCATAGCTTTCTTCACATCATCAGCTGCAACTCTGACTTTTTCAGCCATTACACTGATCATACCAACGTGGCTGGCTAAATCGAGCATTGTATTTGACAATGTTTCTATATCGAATTCCATACCCGAATCAGACATCTTTTTCTGCAATTCAGCTTGTTTTTTCATATCATCATTGTGCTCTTTATCCATCGTATTTACAAATTCATCATTACCAGTCAATCCACCCTGTCGTGCTGACAATGCAATGTAAAAATGCGATCCACCCATTGATCGAATGGATTTCATGTAATCCATGATTGCACCGAGTCTCATGGTGATACCACTGTTCGGATTTACAAATCTCCAAATCTCATCCAATTTCAATGACATTCTATGATGAATATGGTTATCAATATCTTGCATTTTGTCGTATGTTTTCTTTATATTGGTATTGATCTGGTTAACTCCGGATTTCATCGGCATGTCAAGATATTGATGAATCAGCGTCATATTAGATGCCAACGTAGATGCAACAGATGACAATTCATCTACCCATTTTTCAAAATCAGGTTCTGTGAAGAAGCTTCCGGATTTTTCTGATTCATAGCATCGTACATCGATCAGATTAATGCTGATTATGTAATAATTTACACTGTCTGGGTCGGATGTCACTTCGAAAGCTAATCCTGACGGATATGCTACTCCGGTTTGAATTCCTTTTGTTTTTAAAAAATCTTCAGCAGATTTGTAATTATTAAATCTGCTAGATCTAAGTTCTTTTTTCAGATATTCAGAATCTGTATCACGCTGTTGTTTTCTGCTAAATTGCGTAAGAATTCTTCCAAGCATTCTAATAATTTTTGCAATTAATCTCGGAATAAACATGAGAATCTTTTTCATTGTAGATTCGCCATCTTTACCTTTGATTGGTGCATTTAAATCATCAAGAAACTTTCCTTCTTGAATGATGTATGATTCCTTCACGTATACATCTAACAATGATTGCATAACGTCAAGTTCAGCAGCTTCAGTAACAACATCAATATTATCAATCATGGATAATAATGTGCCATCCATGAATTATCATTCCTTTCATAAAATAAATCGGGGGATCACCTCCTCCGATTTACATGTAATCATGTTTTATCAGGTGATAAAACGCTTTTGTCTTGAAGCTTGATGCAAAGAATTTGTTCATTGAATCAATTGCAACTTTGATATTGTCAAAATATGTTTTCTTGATGATAATCTGAGTTGCCATATGGGTCCCCCTCATAATTATTTTTTGATTTGTTTTTTCGGATCTAGTTCTTTTCGAATCATGCCAATGACCGTGTTCAATCTGATGACAAATGCATTGATATAAGACATTCTTACACTAGCGGCGGTGAGAAATGGTGGAATTGCTTGGAGCAGTTCATGCAATGTTTCTTGTTTGACATTGGTGGCATTAAGGATTCCAGAATAATCATCATCATTTGCACCATCACTATCCACATCTTTGCCCCGATCTTCAAGGTCTTTAATGACCATATCACTAGTTTGTCTCAGATAGTCTTTAAATTGTTTTAGAAGGCGTGGCATTTCTTCGAAAGCACGACGATCATCCTTATCTGGATTTATCCAACAGCGTTCGTATTCATCGCATATGCTGAGTTCCGCAATATCGTTCGTGTTGTCTTCGTCCTCTTGAAGTCTTTTTGTATAAATTCGCAACTGTTTTATTACTGATTCTGTATTCCCCTGTCCCATCCCTCCGCATATAAGTTTTGGAAGTTTTTTGAGACGATCAAATACATAATGAAATGCATAATTTGGAAAAAGTATCCGGCACTCTCCGGGTTCTTTAGATGAGTCTAATTGAAAAGCAGAACTAGTCTGATATGAATCATAAGACATTTTCATATTACAGAATGGCATGATGCAATATGAACCGTTTTCATCTTTCGGAGATGCGATCCGATACCAAACTTTGAGATCCATAGAGCCACTTGTTCTTTTGGCAAATCCCCTGTTACGTTTATCAACAGGGGATTTTCCCACACTTTTCATCCACTCGTCATACGATCCTTCACATTTCAAATTTCTCGATTTTAAATACATCTCTGCGTCTTCATATGATTTAAACCCTTCGAGTTTTGGTAAATCTCCCATCTCTCCGTCAAAATCAATATTGTATTGAGGCTCTTCTTCTACTTTGACTTCAGCTTTATCGGCATCAACAGATTTATTATCAGACTCATCAGCAACATCCTTTGATTCAGAATCTGGTTGTGCTTCCGAAACAACCGGTTTTTTATCAGATGCTTTCGTATCAATAGACGATTTTTTAGTTGATTTCTTTTTACTAAATATACCATTATTCCGTGTCAACTTTTTAATTGTGTTTTCAATCATTCTGACAATTTTCGCGATCACTCGCGGAATAAACATGCAAATCTTTTTCAATAGAGATTCTCCATCTTTACCTGTGATGGGTGCATCTGTATCGGCAATGAAATCTTTGAATCCCTCTTGAATTAACGTTGCTTCTTTTATGTAGACATTTGCAAGAGATGCCATAACATCAAATTCAGCATATTCAGTGACAGCGTCGATATTATCAATCAATGATAATAATGTAACAGTATCCATAGTATCACCTCAAATCACTTTCATCTGCAACCTTATAATCCACGACATCTATCACTTTCCCGGAAGCATCGGATTCTACAAAATATTTCAAAGCGTTAAACCATAAAACATGAGATTTGATACTTGTCGATATATATCTCAACAAATCATTGCCAAATGATTTAATTGATTTCATATCATAACTCAACAGATCTTCATATTCTTTTTGATGGTCACCATACATCCGGTATTGTCTATGCTTCGAAACACCTCTCCGACGAACAACATCCATGAGTGCATTTGATGCAGTTGCAAACAAAGTTGATGCACGTGCAATGTTTTTGTATGATGTTTGAAGAATCATCAGATAATGGTCAAACGCAGTAATACTACATTCATACTGACAATATCTACCGATGAACATAATCGCTTCATTTTTGCTTTTGATAGAATCGAATTCGAATTTTACAAAAGATTTTTCAAACGATTTCATTCTATTTGATATATGATCAAACATTGATGTTGTGGGTGTGCGTTGTTTCAAGAATGTGTCAGTTGTTAACTTTGTTGATGTATCCAACGCCAAATCTAAAATCGATTTTGCTAATTCATTTGTATTTTCTTTAGCATCTTTGATGCTTCGGAATATACATGGAATATGTTCCGACAGTTTCCGTCCGAATCTATCAAGAGCATCAGTTTCTTTGAGCATTTTTATCATTTTCTTTGAAGTAAACTTAAATACAATTCGTTTGATTAAATCTGCAATACGTTTAAAAATATTTTTAATCAATTCAATCATGTTAATGATGAATGATACCGGCTTTGTATTCTTGACAATGGATTTCAATGCGGGATCAATATTAACATTGATTCTCGCTTCCTGAATAACCGTTTCATCCATATCGTTAACGATCTCATACTGTTCCGAGATTGTATCGTATTTGATGTATGTATCAAGCAACGATGTTAATACATCTAGTTCGGAAAATATAGACTGTTCTTGCACCACATCAATACATTGCAACAGTTCATTCTGATACATCAACTTTCACCAACCTTTTTAATTGGAACAGTTTTGATTGGAACCCTATCAACATCAGCCTCGCCGTGTTTGTAAACGCTCATGTATGTTTCACTGATTTTTGTGATGATCTGTGTTATTTGTGTAAGATTCGAAGATACGGCCATTGCATCGGCATTGATATTATCGATAATATTTTGATCGAGGTTTACGGTTTTCAAAAATTCATCAAAAACCTTTTTCATCTCCTCAGATTGATAAACAACATTTTCTGCAATTTTTATGCAATTCTTAAGATTTGTTTTACCTTGTTGAATCGCTCGACTGACGTCGACTGGGTTGAAACCCGTATGCGTTTTAGTAGTGAATATTTCTTTGAAACCTTCATTATTTTCTCGATATTTATCAAGCGCTTTTCTCAGTCTTTCGGATCTATCTTTCATGGTAGTAAAATATGACAAAAATTGCCCTGATGTTGGTTGTCCATTTAATTCCATGAAAGATAGATGTAGATACACAGCTTTGGTGAAATCATCAAACTTATAATAGTCGATCGGTAATGATTCCCGGTAACGTTCAGACTTCAAGATTTCGGGGTTATAAACTCCACCCATTAAATTGAGTAACGTGCTGAGAGATTTTACAATAATTCTCATAAACTTCATGATCAATCTAGGAATGAACATGAGAATCTTTTTAATTTTAGATTCACCATATTGACCTTTCAGTGGAGCATTCAAATCGTTCCAAACTTTTCCTTCTTGGAAAATATCGAATGACGATAGATCTGTTGAATCATCCACCGATTCTAAAATCATAACCGACTTTGTATACGATTCCACCAATGAAGTTAACACGTTCAATTCGGCCATGGTGGACTGTTCTTGAATCGCATCCAAACAATTCAACAATTGATTTCCATACATGATATATCAACTCCTTATTTAGTTTGGATGATTCTCATCCGACTTCACATAATCGCGCATGAACTCATCGTAGTTCTTATCAACGATTTTGATGTAATGAATATTAGTTTTCTTTTCTTCATCATGTAATCGTTTATCCTTCAATGCTTCCATTTCACGTTCATGTTCCATTCGCGGATGATTGTTATCCGATTCTTTGATCTCTACCTCCAACGATAAAGATGGAATGTAGAAATCGGGAATGTATAGATGGAGCGTTCCGTCTTTCCATTTGTACCAATAATTATTTGGTGATGGTGCGATCACATCATTCGGACTCCATCCAATTGATCGCAATTTCTTCAGAAAGTCTTCTTCATAAGTACCAATGATACGGAACTTATGATCCGCATCCCAAACAAAATCACGAGCGTTATGATTGTTATACAACATCTTACGTTGCATATCGGCATCATTCAATAAGTGCTCCTGTCCATGAACACGTACCATTCGTGATTTCATCAGCTTCACATATTCTTCTTTGCATTTTGGATCATCACAAATCCGATCGTACTTCAATGTCTGTTGATTGAAGTTAACCGGATTTCTACGACAGATCACACAGGTTCTTCCGGTAGGTTTATGAACCAGCAAAGAATATGCAAATTCCAATGGCTCTTGATCTTCTGGGATCTGGTCATTGTGTTGGGATGCCACATGATGACAATACTTGTGTTTGTCATCAAATATTTTTGGACAGAACATGCATTTTGTTCTTCGCATGATTCTACCACCTTATTATCGATTCCAATGGATCCGGGTATACAACTGATTCAATTGATCATACGTGATACCAATGATCGCGGTAGGTTTATCAACACCATATACCAATCGGTCAGTACCAGTAACTTTCACAACCATTGCATCATGTCCATCGGAAGTTTTGTCGAAATAAATATCCACATCAATACCAGTTATTTCCAGACGATTCATTTGTTCATACAGTTTACTCTGAAGCGTCAATGGAATCTTATCATCGTCAGTATACTCATGTAGATAACTTTCAATATCGATCCCCAGTTCGGGGATCGATGGATATTGTCCGGGTTTCATTTTCAATAGTAATAGAATTGAATTTACGCACATTTCAAATGTTGAAATGATTTTTGGTTTATACATGGAATCAGTGTCCATGAGAACATCGTACCCGAGAAGCTGGAAACTTCTCGGGTACCTTTTCTCAACTTCAGCAAGAGTGATTCCTTTTTCATCAAGTGCCATGGAATCATTCCTTTCTGGAAATTATTCTTCTGCGGTATTGTTAGATTCAGCGGTTTCGTTCTTTGGTTCTTCTGTCGATTCTTTTTCCGGATCTTCTTTTCTGGAAGAAGCGCGATTAACAATTTCAAGGACAATTTTTGCCTGCTTGAAGAACTCATCGAGCTGAATCTTAAGGACATCAGTGTTACCAGATTTTTTATCGCGCTTCTTCATCAATTTCTTTTCATTGATGATTTCATCTGCGATGTCGGCCAGTTTACCGATCTCTGCGATTTCTCGATCATAATATTTTTTGTGCATACCCTTATAATTATGAGGATTCCGTCCAGCCCTGCCGCTTCTGACGGAAATATCCGCAAGAGCTTTCTTGAGCTTCTTGAAATTATCGATAGCTTTTCTCGGATCATTGTTTCCTTCAGAATCCTGAGCAACTTCTGCAACGCGCTGGATATCTTCTACCAGATGCTTCTCAAATGAATTTCTGATGAGTTTATCACCAATGACGTCAATAAGTTTCAACACCGCAACCGCACCGGCAACAGTAACACCAAGTTCAAGAAGTGTAAACTCTTGAACGTATTCGTCATCCATTGAAGCCTTCTTCAGATCGTATTCAAGAATAGCAGACTCAACATCAGTTGTTGCGTCCATGGTAGCTCTTTTAACATTGGTAATCCTTGTCATAATCGTGTTCTCCATGATAAAACACTCCTTTTCAAATTTATTTAGGTTTCTTCATACCAGACTTGGTAGAAGGTGCTGATGGTTTAGACGCAGGTTTCTGTTGTGATTGTTTTTGTTGTGAAGCCTGCTTCGCTTGCTTCTGAGCAGTATATTGTTCTTGCGCTTTCTTGCGCCCAGCTGCTTCTTTAGCTTGAATCTTCTTTGCTGCTTCAAAATCACCACGTTCTTTTGCACGTTCCAGCTGTTTCTGTACGACACTCTGGTGATTTGTCGAAGTAACTTTGGTTTGTGTTCTCTTTTGAATACGTTCTGTCTCTTGTAATTGTCCCTGACCTGCTTGTGTAACTTTGCCAAGCAACGCGCTCAAACCCGCAGCAATACTACCCAATCGCTGTTCTGCATTGGGACCGGCATTTTTTTCTTTGCCTTTCTGAATAGCGTTACGCTTTTTGACCGCTTTGTCACGCAGACCACTAATCATGTCAGGCAGATTTTTTAGAGTATCCAGACCATGGTCAATCATTTCTGATGCGGATTCCATTGTCTTCTTAACAGTCTTATTTGATTTGACTGTTTTGACCGCCTGATCCGCAGCTTTTGTTGCAGTACCAATGATTGATTCCATTTTGGATAGTGCAGAATCAGATACATCGATATCGAGTTTGTCAAATTGCTTTTTGACTTCAGCCATCATAGCAGTAACCTGACCATAGTCATATGCAAATGTAACCTCGCCACCAGATGCAACAGCTGCCTGACCACCGAGCGCTTTTTCAAGAGCTTCAATTCGAGCACCCTGGGAACTCAATTGATATTTCAGTTCTTTATTCTGTTTTTCCAGTTCTTTAATTTTGTATCTCGAGAATAACATCTTGATCTTTTTTTGGAAGAAATCACAGATTCCTGGTAATCGTTCTGTCAGAAATCCAATTAATCCCAAAGCGCCTTCTTGCACAAATTCTGGTTGTTTGTCTTCGAACGTGTATCCTTCTTGAATCATAATCGATTCCTTCTTATAACATTCGAAGGTTGCTTCTGAAACAGAAACAAGAGCATCCATTTCGGCATCCTGGATATCATTGAGATACTGAATCAATGGTGCATTTTCATCATGCATTTTCAACACACTTCCTTTCAGTTATGATTGTAGAATATCATTGATACGTTTCAACATGTAAGTTGCGATCAAACAGATATATGCTTTCACAATGTTTCCATCTGCTTCATATTTTTCGCACATTGGTAATAGTACGGGTTTTCCCGCGATCGCACGATCAATTGCAGTCGGAAACTTTGTGATTCTACCAATATATTTTGATGAGTTGATATCGGTTAATTCATTTCCTTCTTTTGTAATGAATACATACAAAATCAAATCAATAATTTTACCAATATCCTTTTTATCGACCTTTTGTGCAAAGTCGTATAATGTGTCAATCTTCACATTCTTCCAATTGGCGATACCTTTATAAAGTTCGCCCTTCTTGGTATATAATGAATCACCACCAGAAATCTTTCGAACAAGATTATCACGAATCTGAATGAGCTGTTTCTTTTCCACATACTGTTCATCATCATCCGTGATATCTGTTCCAATACTATTTCTGGCTTCGCTATCTGCAAAGTATCGATTTCCCAAAGAACGTAAATCTTGTCGGAAAGAATTTCGAATACGGTTCAATACATCCGCAACAATCTGTGGTGAAATATACAATGACATCTTTGTTCGATAGAATGCATAACCCGTTTCAACACGATCACCAATCCAGTTGATCATGTTTTCACAACGAACAAGATTCCATGAACGATCCAGATGTTGATATGTATATGCCATTGTTGATTCTTCCGGATGTGGATAATGGAACTGGTATTCCAATGAAGCTGCATAAATCGTCAATCCCAATTGTTGACGTGCGGAGTCACGCAGATTATTACGATCCTCTTTGATTTGTTTTGGTATATTGGTTAACATATCGCAGTATACCAAAACACACACATGAACAACATTTGTTGGATATGAGACAATTGTAAAGAATTCTTTTTCCGCAATATACTTTCTTAATAGATCACGAATAACTTTCTTTGCAGATTGCGTGGTGAATCCAAATAACCCCAATACATTATCAACATATTTACGCGGGTATTTTACCCGCGTTGTCGGATATGGCTTTGCTAACATTGTTGCGTTTGCTTCAATGAACTGATTTCCATATTCGATATATTCCTTCATCTTCTTATTGTCAGATAAAGTATTGATAATGTGATCCATGAATTCTTCACGGAACTGGAGAACTGCAGGATCATTGGCTGCTTCATTTACCCAATGATATACTTCTTGCTCCGTCAAGAATGCTTGTTCCATGAAGAACATTTCACTCACCTCAGTTGTTATTCTTCTTATTGCGGTTACGATTCTTCTTGCTGTGATATGTGAAAGGTTTTTCAGTTGTTTCTGATTCAACAACTGGAGCCTCAGCAGTTTCATTCAGCTCATCGACGACTGCATCTAAAACTTCAGCTGTTTCATCAACGACGGTTTCTTCAACAACGGGTGTTTCAACCGGCTCTTCCACAACAACAGGAGTTTCCTCAACAACCGGAACTTCTTCCACAACTGGTTCAACAACAGGTGCCTCGACAACAACGGGTTCAACCTTGACTGGTTCTGGTTGAACGACAGGTGTTTCTTTCACAACCGGTTTTGCAACAACCGGAACTAGCTTCTTCGGTTCTGCCATCTTCTCAAGCAGACCCTGCCTCGTAATGATGATACCAGTTGCAGCATTAAACACGCGAACATCGCGGAAGTTCAATGTACGAAGAATCTGTTGATCATTCATTTCGATATTATACACAGGAAGAAGACCGACTCCAGGAATGACTCCTCTACCATACACATTAACTTTCATCTTATCAATCCTTTCTCAATCATTGATTTTCACGATTGATATCTTGCATTGCAGAATGCAATTTCTCGATACTATAGTACGATTCCGAAACGATATCCGTTTTAATACCCATCGCTTTCAAGAACAAATCTGTCTGTAACACAGTGGGTTTATCATATACGCCGGTTTTAATGTCACCCAATTTGACACTGCCAGAACGAGAAATCGCATCCAGCATATTATCATACTCGGTGACATTATCACCACGCGCTCCGGAAATTTCGGATAAGATATCATCTGCACCAACACCCGCAAGGAATTCGTTTTCAACACCTGTTGTGGTGCCGCCTTTGGATTCACCCTTCACAGCACCAGTGTTTTCATCACGATTCGTGTCACTCAAAGCCAGGCCCGTCTTTTTCATGACCATCTGTTGCGGACGTTTGATGTTTAGATATCCAACCAGCACAGGTTGTCTGGTTCTTACAGGTCGGTTTGCATTTGATGATATATGTGGGATGTACACATACTCAAAAAGTTTGATACCAATCTTTTCGGCAGCACGTTCCATATTATCCCACATCATCTTTCTGGAGTTATCACCAAATTCTTCAATGTCAATTCTGAAATTACTCTTTGGATCATTCAAGAATTTTGTAATCCAATCAGCAAACTGATCATCTGACATTACCTGAAACATATTGCGATATTTTGTCGCGTTTGTTCCAGAAGGATCCATGATCTTCAAAACATCATTGATTAAAGTTTCAATCTGTTTTCGTTTGTCATTCATACACTAACACCACCAATCATTGTGTATTATCTGATGATTGTTGTTTGATTGATCCTTTTATCGATTTTCCTTCCGGTGGAATCAGAGATTTATCAACTTTATCAGCAGACAATTTCATTGATGCAATACTCTTATCACCAGCCATGATGATAAATGATATTGCATTATTTCCTTTATCATGCATAATAATATACGCTGTGGGATTTTGTTGTTTATATTTTCTAATCCAAGCTTGCAGTCTTGATTGATTAAATGTACCACCTTCAAAATTATCTTGTTGCGCACCCGAATTTGTGTCAGAATCACTTTGTCCAAATATGTTTGTATAAATTGGCTTTATTTCATTATTATATACATTTTCAAATGTTGCAGCAACATTACCGACAATCTGAACCAACTTTTGAACTTCACCGAGAAATCTCGTTGTGGTTTCATCTGTCTGACTTTGTAATTTTGCAGTTGCCTTTGTTAATGAAGACTCCATGTCTTTGATGTATGACTTTACAAATGCAAGAGCTTGATTCCATCTAGCTGATATATTCTTTACTGTTTCTTTTACATTATCTTTGGCAATTGTCGATTGAACTTTTTGTTTGTTCTTGATTGTGTTGAGTATTTCGGTGAAATGTGTGATCGCTTCATTAACTTTCGCAATGTCATCGTTTCCAAAAGAAGTCTTATTTTCGAGGCTTGTTGTGATTTCTGTGAGTTTGAAATTATTACCATTATTAATACCCAATATTTCATATGGGTTTTCATTAAGACCAAATGTCAGTTCAACCGTAATATCATTATTCGGAGTCACATTCGAATTCATTATTTTATCGGCCATTTGATCCGTTTGCTGAGATTTTCCAAATACTTTCTGAAAGATTGCTTTGATTAATCGCGGAATAAAAAGTAAAATTCGTTTGATCATTGATTCATTCGAATTTCCTTTTGCTTGATTCAATACTTCTCCCTCTTGAAACACAGAAAAAACTGAACTTGCATCCCCGTCGTAACTTTCAAGAATCATAATTGATTTTGTATATACAGCACCCAATGATTCGAGTACTTCCAATTCAGCATCATCAACAGTTTCATTGATAATATCAATCATGTTTAACAGATCATTCATGTTAAACACTCCTTTCCAAATAAGTTACAGAAACGTTTTTGATTTTTATCAGCTATTTATAATGGTATATACCATTATTAGAATATTGAAAAACTCGATGTTAAACCTCTGGATTAGAGGATTTTAATATTTTTATTGTAAAGGAGCATGAACCATGGCTGAACAAATCAAATCAACCACGATTGATATCAATAGACCCGATGGTTCAACCGAAGTCAAGTTCAGTGAACACTTTCTGACGACGTTTGAACATTCAATTGATTCATATGATCAATCATTGAATTACCTCGAAGGATTGATCAAAGGTCAAAACTTCACAGACGACTATGGTGTTTGTAACTGCAGATACGAAATGGCGTATATCACTCCACACGATATTGCCTCATACATTTCGTACGTCTTGAAGGCAGTGTCAAAGCACCTGATCGAATGCAACATTCCGGATATGGAGAAGCTGGCAGTTGAATTGGCAAAGCGTTTTGTGTTGGATAATTCTGGTTTTGATTTCTCCAGGACAGATCTGTTTGCAAATTCAACCTATTCTGATCCAAGAACACAGACATTGATGGATATTCTTGTTCAGATGCAGAATACATTCTTTGACAGATGTGTGTATTCTAAGTTTGAAATGGAGCAACGTGCCAAAGATCTGAAATCAGATTATGACACTATGAATGGTATGCACTTTGGTCCTGCCATGAAAGCAGTCGTGAAAGCATTACCGGATACTATTAAGAATGCAATGAAAGATTCATTGGCTGATGGTATCCAGTGCTGCAACTGTGATCTGATTATGATCTACATCGAGATGTTCATTCTGTTCGTGTGTTCATTGAATACATGCACGGTTGAACAGATGATTGGTTACGTGCAACCACGTTCCACGTTCATCAGAAAAGCGACTTCGAAATTCACCAATGAATCATATCATGAAACCGCATTCAATGGATTCATCACCGAGTGCTCTATCATTAAAACGAATGATATCAACATTCGTTCTCGCATTCCATTTGATTGCAACATGAGAAACATTATCCTTCAGGATGTTACTCCGGATTTCAAAGATTCTAAGAGTGCATTACATTTCATGCTGAAAGATAATCGTTCACCCATTCATGCGCTGTTGATCAAATATGCAACTGAAAAGCAGATTGCTCCGGTTGCAGATTGCGTTCCGGCAATGACTTTGTTTGAACCTTATTTCCATCCTCCGATGTCTCCGATTCAAGATGAACTTGATCGCGTTGGTTTCTTGACCGATGTGAACTGGCTCGACAAAATCGCATATGGTAATCAGTTCATGGATGGAAATTATCGTCTGGATGCGCTGGGTAATGAAAACAAACACCCGATCGTGCTTACACTTCAGACGCTTCATAAAATGTATTGTGGTTGCCATCTGAAAACCAGTGAGGATCTTGCAAATCAGATTCTGAAAATTGCTGGTTTGATGCATGCTGTGATTGAACGCAATTGGAGCATTATGAATCGTCAGCTTACAACTGACATTCTTTGTGTTCTTGGTGATTGCTTCACTCGTTGCGTGTTGAAGCTATATAACAACAATTGCGTTGTGATCGTTGCTTCTGATGACATGAAAGATACAATGGTTCCGGGTTATACATATTGCGAACAGTTTGTTTATGAAGCAGAAGCAAAACCTGGTGTCACTG